GAGAGGTCATCGACGTAGCTGAGGTCCGAGCAAAGGCGTTTCACGACGCGGTGGTTGGAGGAGTCGGCGACGTAAACGTAGGTCCCGTCGGTAGCAATTCCCAGCGGGTAATTGACGTTATTGTCCCCGCTTCCGAAATCGCCATTCTTGGCGACATAAGTGAGGTCCAGGCACTTGCGCTTCTGGATGCGGTTGCCGTTGCTGTCGGCGATGTAAATGTAGGTGCCGTCCGTATCAATCCCGCGAGGGTAGGTGAATTGATCGTCGCCGCCGCCGTACGAGCCTATCTTGGCGACGTAGCTGAGGTCGGAGCAGAGCCGCTTCACGATTCGGTTGTTCATTTGGTCCGCGACGTAGACGTAGGTGTCGTCCGTCGTAATTCCCCAGGGACGGTTGAACTCGTTGTCGCCGCTCCCGGTCGAGCCGATCTTCGCCACATAACTCAGGTCTGCACACTTGTGCTTCTTGATGCGGTCGTTGTAAGTGTCCGCGACGTAGACGTAGGTTCCGTCGGTCGCGATGCAATAGGGGTTGGCGAAGTAGTCGTCGCCTACCCCGTAAGAGCCGATCTTGGAAACGTAGCTCAGGTCGGAGCAGAGGTGCTTCTTAATGCGATGGTTGGCAGAGTCCGCGACGTAGAGGTAGGTCCCGTCGGTGGCGATGCCTCGGGGTTGGTTAAAATTGTCGTTGCCGGTACCGTAAGAGCCGATTTTTGAAACGAAGCTGAGGTCGGAGCAGCGCCGCTTCACGATGCGATTGTTGTATTGTTCTGCGATGTAAATATAGGTCCCGTCCGATATGCCTCCCGCCGGGGCGAAAAATTGGTCGTCGCCGAGACCGGCCCCGGCGGCGAGTTTGGAAACATAGCTCAGGTCTGAACACTTGTGCTTCTTGATGCGGCTGTAGGCGTAATCCGTGACATAGAGGGAGGTTCCGTCCGTGGCGATGCCCCAGGGGCTTTGGAACTGGTCGTTCCCATAACCGAGAGAGCCTATCTTGGCGACGAAGCTCAAATCGGAGCAGAGCCGCTTCTGGATGCGGGAGTTGCTATACTCCGAGACGAAGATGTGCGTTCCGTCCGTGGCGATTCCATAGGGGGCTTGGAACTGGTCGTTGCCCACGCCGGCTGATCCGATCTTGGCGACGAAGCTCAAGTCGGAGCAGAGGTGCTTCTTGATGCGGTTGTTGAAAGAGTCAGCGATATAGAGATAGGTGTTATCGGTGGCGATGCCATAGGCGCCGCTGAACTCGTTGTCGCCTGAGCCGGTCGAGCCTATCTTCGCCACATAGCTCAAGTCCGAGCAGAGGTGTTTCTTGATGCGGTTGTTTGAGGTATCGGCGATGTAGAGATAGGTCCCGTCGGTGGCGATGTCACCTGGACCCTTGAAATTATTGTCTCCTACCCCGTAGGAGCCGAACTTGGAAACGTAGCTCAAGTCCGAGCAGAGGTGTTTCTTGATGCGGTTGTTTGAGGCATCGACGACGTAGAGATAGGTGCCGTCGGTGGCGATGCCGCGCGGCGTGTAGAACTGGTCGTTGCCGGACCCTTGAGAGCCGAACTTGGTAACGTACTCGAAGTTGTCGGCCCGGCGTTTGACGAGCCTGTGGTTACAAGTGTCGCAGATGTAAATAAAGTCGCCGTAAGGAATGGCCCTCGTGGGCGAGGCCATCCGGTCGTCTCCGGAAATGCGGACCCAGACCTTCCCCTCCGGCGTGATCTGGACCCGGTAGCCGCCGTTCTTCCCTTTCGCCAGGATCGTCCCGTCCTGGAGCGTCCCGACCTTGACCCAGGCGCCGAGGGACCAGTCCTCGATCCCGAGGTCCAAGCTCGCGGCGTCGGCCACGGTGATCTCGTCGTCCACCCCGTCAAACCGCTGGCCCTTGCCGATCTTCGCGTCCACCTCCTGCGGCTCGCTCGCCGCCTTCTTCGTGCCGTTGTTCGCGTTCGACGTCGAATCGTGGACCGGGGTGCTCGGGTCGTTCAAGTGGTAGACGGCCCTGGAATCCGGAGCCCACACGGCTGCCCGGCTCTCGCCGTCCGCCGCGGCTGCGTTTCCGTAGTAGATGTAAATGTCGCCCCCGGCCTGTTGCGGAGAGCACTTGACCATGAAGGCGCCCTTCGCCTTTCCGTCCGCCGCGTCGAAGCCGACCCGCTCGTAGTCGAGGAGCGTCGCCCCGTCCGGGCCCGTAAAGCGAATGTCTTGGCCGGCTTTGGCGACGGCGCCGAAGTCTGCGATCGCGAGCTTGGCTTTGATCGAGGCGATGAGGTCAGCGCCGGCGCCCGCGTCTGTAATGATGACGCGGCCTTTAGTGGTCGCGGCATCTGAGCCGGCGCCCGCGTCGGCCAGGGCGATATGGAGCAGCGCGGAGATGGCCTCGGCCCCGACGCCGGCATCTGAAATAGCGACCTTCCCGAGGAGCCCGAGGAGCTCGGAGCCCGCGCCGGCGTCCAAAAGGGCGATCTTCCGGAGGACCGCCAGGGCCTCCGAGCCCGCTCCGGCATCCGAAAGGCCGGCCTTCACCTTGACCCCGACCGCGTCGGCCCCGGATCCTGAGTCGGCTACGCCCTTCGCGTCGTACCAGGTGAGCGTCTGCGATAATTCGGCCCAGGGCGCGTAGTCGTTCGTGCTCGTGCCGACCTCGTAGACCATGTCGCTCGCGGAGTTGTCGCCGTGGCGCATGACCACGTTGTAGCTCGTCCCGGACGCGGACCGGAAGCCGAGCTCGATCACCAGGTAGTCGCCCGCCGTGGGCGTCTGGGCCGTGAGCGTGATCGGCTGCGCCTCGCTCGCGTTGTAGGCCAGGCGGCCGTAGAGCGAGGTTGAGAACTCCTCGCTACCCCCGGCCTTGTCGGACGCCGTCTCCGCCAGCAGAACCGAGCGGTCCGTCCCGTCCGGCTTGATGATCTTCGCGGCGATGGACAGCGTGGCGTTCGCCCCGGCGTTGGCCTCGGAGCAGCGCATCACGGCCTTGACGGTGCCTGAGATCTCGACGGCCGCGAGCGGCCCGATGACGCAGCGCATCACGGCCCGCGTGTATGGGTTCGTCGTCCCGGATGCCGTCGTCCTCGACGTCATCGCCGTCGAGCCCTTCGTCAGGACGCCCCCGCACGTGTAGGTCGATGCCGCCTGGTTGGCGTGGTTCCAGGTCGACGGCGTGACCGGTGCCGCGCCGGACGAGGGAAGGTAAATCCGCGTCGCCATTTTTAAGCTACGATAGTGTGATCGTGAGCGTGAGCTCCCAGAGCTGACCGGCCACTTTGGTCCCTTGAGCGCTGACCTTCCGGTTCAGGTTCTTGTTCGCGCTCGAGCCGTTGCGGACGCTGAACTCGTTCCAGGCCTGGTTGGCCTCGCCGCTTGTGTATTCGCTTTTCCAGACGGCCTGCTGCGAGGTCCCGTATGTCGGGTAGCTCGTCATCATCCCCTTCCAGACGCCGCCGGCTTGCAGGTCCGTGTGAGCGGCGTCCTCGCCGGCGCTCGATGTGCCGGTGCCGAGCTGCGCGTTGCTGTTGTCGTATTTCGTCCCGCTCGAGCTGCAGACGATCGTCCAGAGCTCGTTGATCCCCTCGTTGAGCAGAACGTTTCCGTCGATCTCGGTGTGTTGCGGGGCGCCGAAAAGCCGGAGCGCCTCCTCCTCGGTGTAGGTCCGGTTGGTCCGCCGGTCCTCCTCCGAGGCCCACCTCGAGATCTTCCAGGCGGTCCGGTAGCGGACCCGGTCCGCGACGGCGATGGCGCCGGCTGCTCTAGCGCCATCGGCGCCCTGGCCGGCATCGAAGATCCCGCCTCCGGCGATCGGGCTCGCTGCCCTGTGGCTGTGATCTTGCATCTCAGGCCTCCCTCTTGAGGTTCGTGACCCTGGCCTCGATCTCCTCGGCCGTAAACCCGAGGTTCTTGAGGTGGCCCCTGGCCAGATCCTCGACCTTCGCGCCGGCCTCCTCGGCCGCGAGCCCGAAGGTTTCGAGCTGCTTTTTGATGTCCTCGAGCGCGACCTCGCGGTAGGCCTGGCGGTCCGGGTCCCAAACGCTGACGCTCTCGCCCTGGTTCTTGCCTTTGATCGCCATCTCAGGCCTCCTCCCCGCCGGCCTTGTCGCCGGCCTGCTTCTTGGCCCCGGCCAGGATCCTGGCGTGGCCGGTTCGGGCCCACTCGTCGACGATCGATTCGCCGAAAACGTCGACCTCATAGCTCTTGCCCTTCTCGAGCTTGAGCCCGGCCCCGGTGTAGGTGGCGGCGCCGGTCCACTCGAATCTCTTTTTTTCCATCGCGACCTCCTAAATGCTCCCCCAGGCCAGGGGGAGCTTGAATATAAAACGTTGATCGAAGTAGGCGCGGCCCTCGAGGCTGAGGATCCCGCTGTCGGTTTCGACGGTGTCAATCGCCGAGGAGACGATCCCGAGCGCCGCGAGGCTCGAGGCGCCGGCCGTGTTGAGGCAATCGGCCATCACGGCCTTCCGGACGTCCGCGAGGCACTTTTCGAGCTTCGTCGTCGGCTCGTCGCCCTCGAGGTCGATCCAGGCCTTGACCGAGACGGCGAAGAATTCCCAATCGAGCAGCTCCTCGGCCGCCTCCGGGCTTTGCGGGCTCGAGTCCGGAGCGACCATATAATAGGGGTATCCGGTGAGCTGCTCGGGATCCGCGAAGCGTTTGACGACGTCGTTCGGCGTGTACCAATAGCTCGCGCCGGCGTCGCCTTTGATGGCCTCGAGGACCTCGACGATCCGCTCGATCACTTTTAGCCGGAGGGGCTTCTCTGCCATCGGTTATCCTTCCTCGGCCGGCTTGGCCTGGCCGGCTTTGCTGAGCTTCGCGGCGACCTGGAGGATCGCATCGTCGCGGAGGCGCCGGCGGAGGACGGCCTTCATCTCGGCCCAGGGCGTCGACCACCATCCGGTCGCCTTGAGCGTTACGCTCTGGAGGAGCACAAACCTGAGCTTCCATCCGCCCTTCGGCGTGATCTCGACGAGGAGCGGAGGCTTCCCGGGCCGGCGGATCAGGGTGAGGTTCGGGAAGTTGCGCGGCAGGCCCTTCGTCCCCCCGATCGGAACGGCCAGGGCTCGGGCCCGCTTCGGCACAATCGTCCCGCCCTTGTCCTGGGTCCAAGCGTACGGGACGTCGTAGCGCTTGCCGATCACGTTCGTCCCGATCGTCGCTGTCGAGATCTCGCCGGAGCGTGCGAGAAGCTTTCCGACTGCGTTTGCGAGGTGCCCGCTGCGGCGGTTGAGGTAGCGGCCGGCGAGCCCTTCCTTGATGTGCTTCACGGTGTCGCCGGCCCATCCCTGCAGAATATAGCGGACCGCATCCGGGATGCGTGCTGTCGCTTGCCGCTGAGTCGCCGCCGCGGCCGTCTGCCCGCCTACGATTCTGAGGTTCAAATCCCTCGCCTCCGATAGGGATCGAGCAGCGCCTTGACCCGCTCGAGGAGCCCGCCTTTCTCGTAGCTCACGTTGCTGCCGGCCTGGCCGCGGCTCGAGACGCCCCAGGCCTGGCCGATGAACTGCTTGTACTCGTACGCCGTCTGCGTGAGCGCCGCCATCCTGATGTCCTTCGGGATCCCGGCGAGCGCGTAGCCTGCCGAGTAGGTGAGCTTGACCGTCTTGGGCCCGGCCGTCCAGACCGCGCCTTCGTCGATGAGCGTCAGGACGCCGGTCGAGTAGTCGAGCTCGAAATCCGAGCCCTCGATGAGCTCCTCGTCGTCGAGGTAAACGGCCGCCAGGTCCGTGACCGGCCAATTCGGGAGCTGCAGCTTCCGGGTCCCGGATCCGTCGAGCTCCAGGTCCGTGTACACCTCGCTCCGCAGGTGCCGATCTAGGTAGCCGTCACAGGCCGTCGAGACGCCCTCGATCTGCATTTCGAGGACCGCGTCCTCTTGATCGTTCTGTAGCTTCAGGACGGCTTTCGCGTCCTCCATCGAGATCAGGGCGTCGGCGCTTAGCATCGCGGCCTCCTCCTACGATCGCTTCCTCGAAGCGGAGGCCGGGCCGGCCGGCTGATGCTTTCCGCTTCGAGCCGGAACGCGGCCCTTGTCCGCATTTGCGGAGGCCTCCGGTTGAATCGGTCCGGAAGGCTCGGCCGGTGCGGCGGGCCGGGCCTCTGCCGGGCCGGCCGCGGGCCCCGGGAACGGGGCGCCGTCGATCATCCGATCGAGCTCGCAAATCCCCCGCTCGAGCCAGGGGCTGGCCAGGCTCGGGATGAGGTCGTAGACGACGCCGGCCTGGAAAAGCTCGGCGTTGATCCCGTCCAGGGATCCCTTCATGGTCTGCAGCATCCTGACGCGCATGGGCGCCTCCCTTTCCTTCTTCGGTCGAGTTTTGCGCTTCTCCGCCTCGGCCGTAAAGGCGGCCTCCCGGCGGAAGTTATCCTCGAGGGCCCCGGGCCGCTCCGAGATCCGGCTCCCGGATCCGCTGAGCGTCGGCGGTGGGCCGGCGGAAGCCCGCGGCCTTTTCGAGATCGTGACCGGCATTCGATCACCTCCCCGCTTTTAAATAGGGACCGGCCCCGCGGCTTTCGAGGCCGGCCCTTGTGTACATTGCCTTTGCCCTGGCTCCGAGCTTTCCGTTACGGCGTGTAGGTCGGCGGCGCGTGACGGGCTGCGGATTTCACGACGAGGGCCGAGATCGGCGTCCCGTTCGTGTGGGTCCCGGTGAAGGTGACCAGGATCCGGGCGTAGCGCTTCCCGCCGACATAGTTGCGCTGCACGATGACCTCGTCCTCGGCGGCCGCGTCGATGACGACGGCGTTGGCGCCGCCCTTGAGGTCGTCGGTGGCGATGTCGGCATAGCCGCTGCCGGAAGCATCGCTCTCCTGGAACTGGACGGTCATGTAGACCGAGCCCGAGAGCGTGTCGCCGCTCTGGCCGACGTGGGCGATCATCTTCGCGGCGTCGAAGCCCGCGAGGTCGACGCCGACGCCGGTGCCCTCCGAGGTGTTGTTGCCGAGGATGGGCGTGATGCTCGTGACCGCGATCTGGCTTCTGAGGTCTTTCACGTGGTCCTCCTTTAGGCCTTGATCTTCAGGAGCTTGATCGCCTCGGCGAGGACGACCTGCCCGTTGAAGCGCTTCCGGGCCAGGAATCCGACCTGCCCGTATTCTGCGTACTTCTCGTTGAGCCGCTGGATCTCGATCCCGATGCGGTCGCCGATGAGATAGCCGCGCCGGAAGTCGCCAAAGGCGACCTCGAATTGGTTCCCGACGAGCCCGGATGGCATATCGACGCACTCGACGACCGGGTTACCGAGGAGGCTCGCCGGCTGCCCGAGCTGCAGGCCCGGCTGCCAGATATAGGCGTTGGTTGTCGATTCCTTGAGCTGCCGGACGACCTTGACCGTGGCCCGCTTCATCACCCAGGTGGCGTTGCGGGCGTAGCCCTCTTTGAGGGCGTACTGGAGCGTGACCATGTCGTCGGCCGCGATCGCGGTCGCGCCGGCCGTGGTGGTCGCGGCCGCGACGACTTCGGCGTTGGCGACGATCCCCTCGGCCTTGCTGGCGCCGTTGCCGGCGATAAACTCGGTTCCCTCGAGGACCTCAAACTGCTCGACGATCTCGCTCTGGATCTCGGCCTCGAGGTTGAAGGCCGAATCCTCGATGTCCTGGCGCGAGATACGCACCAGGGCGAAGGCCTCGGGGAGCGCCATCTCCTCTTGGCCGTACGTCAGGCCGGTCGTTTCGGCCCGGAGCGCGATCTCGGCGATGCGGCTCGCCGAGAATTGGCCGGTCCGTTTCGGGACCTTGATACTCCGTGCGGTCGTCGGCCGGACCGTCGCGAGCTGCCGGAGCGGGCTCTTTTCCGTGATGCCCTTGATGATTTCCCGGACGTAGTCGTCGGGCGCGGCGAGGAATCCGCCGGTCGTGTCGTCCGAGATCGTGAGGACGCGCTGCTCCTCGGCCGTGACCGGCTGCTGCCGGAGGGCCTTCGAGAATGCCCGCTTGTGCAGGGCCCGCTTGGTCGCGTCCTGTCCGTCGGGGGGCGCCATATCGGGCGCCTTGATTTTGAGGATCTCCGCGGAGATCTCGCCCCACCTCTTGTCGACCTTCTCCTCGAAGGTCTTGAAGTCGGCGGTTGTGATCCGCTCCCTGAGCGCGGCCTCGTTCTTGGCCTGCAGCTCGACCAGGAGCCTGCTCTGCTCCGCGTTCAGATCCTTGAGCCGTTTTTCCATTTCTTGGTCCATAGGATCTCCTTTGCTTTATTTTCCGAGCCCGAGGAGGTCCCGCCTCCGCTTGAGCTCGGCCGCGTAGTCGTCGAGGAAAGCCTCGACCGAGGCGTCGCTCCCGCCGGCTCCGGAGAGAAGCCGCTCCCCTTCGGCCCTGCGTTCGGCGAGCGCCGCGACGGCCTGATCGAGCTTCAGCAGCTCCTGGGCGTCGAATCGTTCCTTGTCCTCGAGGATCCCGGCGAGGGCCTCGATCGCTCCGAGGATCGACCGCTTGGCCGGCTCGAAGCTCTTATATTTCACGTCGTTATCGGCGAGCCAGGCCTTCGCCTCGGCTACCGTCCAATCCTTAGCCTGGAATCGGAGGCCGTGGGGGACCGGGTAGTCGTCCGGGCCCGCGGCGCCCTTGAGCTTGGCCCACACGACGTCGATCGTCGCCGGCACCTTGACCTTGCCGTAAAGCGTCCCGTCCGATTTACGACGCCAGGTCCCGTCGGCAAAGTCCTCCTCGGCCCGGAGCACGGCCGCGTGCTCGTTCGGGAAGGGCCGGAGGTCCGGAGGCCTCGAGCTGCGGACCTCGATGAGCCGGGCCTTCTGATTTGAGGGAAAAACGCAGAGGCTGACCTCCCAGAGGTCGACCTCGAGGATTTCCCGGATCCCGGTGTCCTTGTTGAGCCGTTCCTTGACGATGTTGAATCCGATCGATAGGCCCGTCACGGCGCCCTGCCGGGCCAGGCTCCGCTTCTCGCGGGCGCTTTGGACGTCGAGGTTGAACTCGCCATCGACCTCGAGGCCGGCCTCGCCCTCCTGGCCGGTGAGGACCCCGATCGGGTCGAATACGTTATGGCTCCAGAGCGCCGGGAATAAGCCCTTCGCCTTGAGCGTTTTCTTGAAGCTGCCCGGCATCGTCTGCGTCCCGTAGCTGTCCGCGACGTCGAAGGCCGAGGCTACGCCCTTGAAGGTGCCGCTCTTTTCGTCCGACGGAAGCGTGAAGCGGCAGGGCAGCGTCTGCCGGTAGTCGTAGCCCGAAGCGTTTTCGAGTATGTCCATCTTCATTTTCCTTCTCCGATCTCGACAATCTCCGGGAAAGTCGTACAGAGGCAGTTGCAGATGTTCCCGGGCGAGCCGGCGGGATCGCCGGGGTATTCTAGCAGCTCGCCCATCACCTCAAACGGTTGGTCGAGCGGGATCGCGTTTTCCCGGTACGTTTGGTCGGCCTGGATGTGCTCCTCCCGCGTGTCCGGCGCGTAGGCGCTGAGCCATCCCTTGTTCTCGACGAATTCGGCCGCCTTGTAGCCCTCGAGCTGTCCCCAATTCTCTAGCTTGGTCATCTCCGTCCTGGCGATGAGCCGGCTCCGCCAGGGCGCGAATTCCTTGAGCTTCGACCAGATCGTCTGCGTGAGATCCTCGGTCGTCCATCCTTCGGCCTCGGCTTGAAGCCCCAGCTCGAGCACCTTTTCCATCGTGCTCTCGGCGATCTTGGTCCCGGAGTAGATCACCATCCGGTTAACCAGGGCCGCCTGCTCGGGATTGAGCTCGGCCGGCGGGCCCATCCGCTCCTCGAGGTCGTAGAGCTCGCCGCGCGTGGCCGCCAGGCCGGCTTCGACCCCGGTCCTCGCGAGCTCGGCGCAGGGCTTCAGGAGCTTCCGGGCGTAGAGCTCCGCCTCCCGCTTGAGGTCGAGGCCGACGCGGCCCGCGTCCTTCGCCCGGCCGGCCTGTTCCTTGAGGAAGGCCGTCAGCGGCCCGACCAGGGCCCGTTCCTTCGCCTTGACCCGGAGCTCGAAGTTGTCCCACAGGGCCCGCTTCCGCTCGGGTGTCGAGATCCAGAAGCTCCTCCGGGCCGCCCCGAGCTCGCCGCGGCCTGCTCCAGGGCCCTTCCCGGCGCCGTAAACGGCCGCCTCCGGCAAGGCCAGGGGGGTGGCGCCCGCCGGCAGGCCCAGGGCCTGGCGAAGGTCGCCGGTAGTATCAAGGATCCGGAGCATCCGCGTTCGTTCGTCCTCGTCCGCCGGCGGGGCGCCGTTGCCGCCGGCCGGCCGGCCCTCGGCGCTGAGCTCGAGCGGGATCTTGCCGATCGGGACCAGGACGACCTCGCCCTCCGGGATCTCCTCGTAGCCGGTCGCCGCCCGCTTCTCGTTCTGGCTGAGCCAGTCGGCCGCGGCCAGGTAGCTGTAGCGCTTGGCCCGGTCCTCCTGGATGGCCTCGATCTTGTCGCGGTCGTAGTCGAGCCGGAGGTTCGAGCCGAAGGCTGGGACGAGCCAGGTCTGCAGCTCGTCGCGGAGCTCCTCCATTTCCGGGAGGATCCCGGCGAGGAACAGCATCTTCCGGCCTTCCTCCTGGTTCGCGTACGTCGTGTTCTCGGTGTCGCCGAGGAGGCCGCTCCAGACGTTGTAGATCGCGCAAATGTCCCGCGTCGTCATTTTCGTCGCGCTGAGCCATTCCATGTCCTTCGGCGAAATCGCGAGGTTCTCCCACTTCCCGCCGCCCTCGAAGATCGGGACCGTGCCCTCCTCGTTGGCGCCCTGGTAGCGCCGGAGGTCATCCTGCATCTGTTGCCGCTGTAGCTTCGTGAGGCTGCCCTCGACCACTACGGCGCCCGGCGGCCGGAGGTTGTTCTGCAGCGCCTTGAGGTTCCACTCGGCGCTCCAATTCGCGATGTCGATCTTCTTTGCCGCGACCTCGAGCCGGCTCAGGCCATAAAAATCATCGGTCGGGTTGAATTCCTTGAGGTGGAGGATCTCCTCCGGCTTGAAGCGCCGCGGCGCCCCGCTCGTCGTGTAGTCGTATCCGGCGATGAGGTTCTTCGAGTCGCCGGTCACGATCGAGGTCCGGTCCGGCCGAAGGCTCCAGAGCTCGCTCGGCGGAAGGCTGCCGATCGCACTTTTCCAGATGAAGCTGTTGCCGGCCAGGAGCTTGTATCCGAGCGCGTTCGCGGTGAAGCGCCGCTTGCCCTCGCGAGGGTTCGGGCGCCAGAGAAGCTTCCAAAGGGGCGAATCGTCGACCCGCTCCCACTTGCCCTTTCCGGTCCGCTCCTCGACCTTCCAGTCGATCCCGGCGGCGCCGGTCGTGAGGAGCCGGATCGAGCCGTAGACCGCGGCTACGTTCTTGTAGCCGGCATCGGTCAGCGTCGCGTAATCGCGGGAGCTCCAGATCGCCCGGTTTTTCCCGTAATAGCCGAGGATCTGGACGGCGACCGGCGTTTCCCGCTTCTGGATCGGCCATCGGAGCCTGTAGCGCATCCTCCCCTCCTCACGTCCAAATCCGCGGCTCTACGCGGCCGGGCCGGAGCGGCCAATACGCAAGCGCCAGGGCCATCACGGTATCGTCGTGGTAGCCCTCCGGCGCCGAGTAATGGACCTTGCCGGTTTTCCCGATCTCATACTCGAAAATCTCGAGCTCGTTCGTCTGCGTCGGCTCGTCGAGGATCCGGAGCCGGCCCTGCTCAAAGCCCATCATCAGGCCCTCGATCAAGGCCTTCTTCGATTCCTGCGTGAACTTGTAGCCCTCGACGATGAGGTCCGAGCGGACCAGGTCGTCCAGGATCGGGTCGCCGATCCCGGTCGAGTCCATCAGGAGCCGGGCCCCGTAGCGGCTCACGTCCTGGACGATCCGGCGCTTCTGGACCGCCCAATCCAGGAGGTTGTAGCGGTCGAAATAAACCTGTTCCGCGGCGTCGTTGAGGATCGTCAGCGTGGTAAAGTCCGTCAGGCGGGCGAGGTCGAGGCCGGCGAAGTATTCCCGGCCGTCCTCGGGCTCGCGCCGCTCCGAGCCGATGGCCTCGCGGACCCGGCGGAAGACGCCGGCCGCGTTGTCGAGGAACTCGGCCGCGTATTCCTGGGCGAAGACGTCGGCCGGCAAGCTCGCCCGGGCGTGGACGATGTCCTCGGGAGGGACCTTAGGGTTATCCCAGGTCGGAAATTTCCAGCTCTTGAATTCGGGATCCTCGCCCGGGAGCCCGCGGAGCCAGAGCTCATAAAACCAGTTTTTCCCCTTCGGCGTCGTGAGGAAAAGCGCTCGCCCCTTCGTGTCCGAGACGGCCGGCCGGACCACTTCTTTCCATACCTCGGGCCGGAGCCGGGCCGCCTCGTCGAGGATGACGCGCTTGATGCCGGCGCCGCGGAGGTTGTCCGGGTTCTCGCCCGTCTTGAACTCGAAGACCTCGCCGTTCGCGAAGACGAGCCGGAGCTCCGAATCCGAGGTCGAGGCGATCGCTCGAGCTCCGCCGGCCCGGCCGGCCGAGATCAAAGTCCGGTACGCCATCTTGGCCTGGGCGTAGCTCGGGGCGATCCACCAGACCGGTCCGCCTTCCTTGCAGATCCCCTCGAGGCCCCAATTGAGGCCCGTCACGGTCTTGCCGAAGCGCCGGCCGGCGTCGACCTCGAGGAAGCGCTCGCGGGCGTCGAAGATCTCGCGCTGCGAGGGCCGCGGCGTGTAGCCGTAGACCTTCAAGGCTTCACCTCCGGCTTGGGGTCCCGGACGAAGCGGTAGGAAATCGCGAACGGGTGAGCGTGGCAGATCCGGCACCATAGCTTCGCGTTCGGATCGCCTGGCCGGACGTCCTGGCTCTTGTAGGGCTCGAGGTGCCCGTCGCAGGCGAAGCAATGGGGCTCATAGTGGCCGGCCAGAGGCTCGACCTTGAGCTTGTAGACGATGTCCCGCGGGCCCGGCTCGGCCGCGCAGGATCCCGGCCTCGAGGGCTCCGGCAGCGGCTGCGTGTCCTCGAGCTCGTCGTCCCGCTTTCCTTCGGTCATTCGTCCTGCTCCTCGTCCTTGCCCTTATCCTCGGCCTCGTCCCGCTCGTCGCCAAAGGCAAACTCGAGCTTGACCTTGCCTCCGATCTCGACCTCTCGCCGATCGCGCCACTCGCTCGGCCGGCGGTTCTTTAACCAGAAGCAGGCCGCGGCCGTGTCCGCCCCGGTCACGGCCCTGGTATAAAGGCCCTTGATCACGTTGAGGTCCGCCCGGGCCCGGCCGGCGTCGAGCGCATCCCGTAGCTTCGGGTCCTTCTTCCGGCGCTTGTAGAGGCCCATCTCGGTGATCCCGATCACGAGCGCGATCTCCCGGAGCGTGAGCCCGAGGCCGGCCATGACGCTCAGCTCCTCGTAGCTCGCCCGGAGCGGCGCCGGCGGCCGGCCGGTAGGCGCCGGCTGCTTCGCGGCCGCTGAGCTCGAGGGCTTTCGTTTCAAGCTGCATCCCTTCCCCTCCGGGCCGCCTGGCCGCCCTGGCCCTCGGCCGTAAACGGGGCGCTGCCCGGGGTGTAGGTGAGGACCTCCCCGGAGGTGCGGCTCGGGCCGGGCCCTGCCGCGGCGAAGACGGCCCCGGTGTGGGCCAGGATCTCGAGCTCCGGCGATCGGAGCTCCGCCTCGATCTTCGCGATCCGCTTCTCGGCGTCAGACTTGACGGCGAGCCATTCGGCCTTCGCCACGAGGAGCTCCGCTTTATTCCGGGCCGGGTCCTTCATCCCCTGGCCCCCTTCGCGTAGCCGTGGAGCGGGGTCCTACGGGTGTAGTCGAAAAGCCAGGGCCGCTCCTGGGCGAGCTTCTCGAGCCCTCCGAGGTCCCGAAGCGCTCCGAAGATCTCGTCGAGCTTGGCCCCGTACCTGAGCGCCAGGATGATCGCGCCGGCGCCGGCATCCACGACGTAGGCCCGCCAGGCCGCCGGAAGGGTCCGCCGGAGGACGCGGATCCCGCTGTTCTCGAATTGGGCGCCTCCGCCGCAAAAAAGGCATCCGATCGTCCGGGCGCCCTGGGCCTTTGCCGGGTGCTCCTCGAGGGCCCGCTCTTTCGAGAAGCCGGAGACATCGGCGTCCGTCCATCCGGTGAGCGGCGAGGCGATCCAGAGCTTGTCCCGCTGCTGCCAGACCAGGGCCCCGTCGAGGTGCTCGCGGAGCCCGCGGGCCTGGTCGTCGACGTGGCCGCGCTGCCCGGTGAGCTGTACGCGGATCCCGAGGTTCCGGGTGAGGGAGCGGGCCGGCTTGATCTTGAGCTCCCGGCAGCACTCCGAAACGTTGAGCTTGAAGCCGGCGTCCGGGTGGTGCTTGGTCCAGATCCGGGCTGCCATCTTCCCGAGGAAGGGCCATCCGGTCCGCTGCCATTGCTCGATCGGGGTTCTCGGGGGCCTGGCGATTCGGAGCTCGAGGCCGTAGGCCTGGGCCCTCGCCTCGAGGAAGGCCTCGGTCCCGGGGTACTCCATCCCGGTATCGGCCCAGATGAGCGTCGGCCGGAGGCCGGCGTCGCGAGCTGCGAGCTCGAGGAGCGCGAGGCTGTCCGAGCCGCCGGAGATGGCCAGGGCGAGCTTGCCGCCTGTCCCGGCCTGGAGGGCCTGGTCGAGGATCTCGAGGGCGCCCTTGACCCGGCCGGGCTCGACGAGGTGGACCGGGTTCGGCTTGTCCTGAGCTTCCGGGCCGGCCTCGGCCGCCGGCTGCCACTCGGCCTCCTCGAGGATCCTCTCGGCGAGCCTCGAGGGCGCCGGCGAGATCTCGAGGACCGCGCCGCCCGGGCCGGTCCTGACGTCGAAGCGGAGCGAGGGAACGATCACGGTCTGCTCCCCTGTGCCGTCCCCGAGGCCTTCGCCCTGGCCGCCCTGGTCGAGCTGCGGCGGGCCCCGTCCAGGATCGCCCCGGTCTGAGCTGCCGGCTGCTCGAGGTCCGGCCGGCGGAGCCGCTTCTCGCGGCCGTTGCCCTTCCCGTTTCCCGGCTCGAGGTCCTTCCGCCAGGCGTTGAGGTCAACGGTCCCGCTGAGCGTTTTGGCCGTAAAGGTCGCCTTCCCGCGGCCGGCCGGCGCGATCGGGGCATCGCCTCCGGAGCGGCGCTTCGAGTTGCGCTTGAGCTTCGCATCCGCTGCCGCGGCGCCGGCCCGCTGCCCGGCCATCTTGGCCTTATCCGCCTTCGGGATCTCCGCCTCGGTTTTGGTCGCCCGGATCTCGGCCTCGGTCGTGCGGCCCTGCGCGGCGTAGCGCCGAATGATGACGTCGCAGTAGTAGGGGTCGAGCTCGACGAGCGCGGCCCGCCGGCCCTCCCGCTCCGCCGCGATCATCGTCGTCCCGGAACCGGCGAAGGCGTCGAGCACGATCTCGCCTGGCCTCGAGCTGTTCTTTACGGCTCGCTGTACCATCGCCAGCGGCTTCTGCGTCGGGTGTAGCATCTTCGCGCCGGCCCGCCGCGGGTGCTCCCAGACGTCCGCCTCGAAGCGGTCCGACGAGAAGTAATGCCGGCCCTTGTTCCATCCGTAGAGGATCGGCGTCGCCGTTTTCTTTTCCCGCTTGCCCTTCAGGACCATCTCCGTCTTGCCGTGGTAGTCCGGCCAATTCATCAGGGCGTGGTCCTTGATCCAGACGATCGGGTTCGAGTAGGTGAGCCCGCTTTTTTTGATGGCATAAACGAACGAGGGGTATGATCTGTAGCCGCTGCAGATGTAGAAGACGCCTCCGAGCTTGAGGTTGTCCTTGAAAAGTCCCATCCAGGCCTCGCTGAATCCGACGAAACCGTCCTCGCTCATGTTGTCGTTGAGGATCCCGGCGAATTGCTGTCCGATGTAGTCGACGTTGTATGGCGGGTCCGTGAAAATGAGATCCGCCTTTTTGCCCTCGAGGACGGCGGAGTAGCTCCAGGCCGCTGTGGCATCGCCGCAGACGAGGCGGTGAGGTCCGAGCTTGAAGACCTCGCCGGGCTCGGTGAGCGCTCGCGGGGCGAGCTTGGGGACCTCGT